TTGGTAATCTTGCATCATTAATAGTTCCAGAAGATATATTTGACGCATTTGTTGTGTCTGTAGTAGCTGAAGCGGCAAGTCCTGCAATTTTAGTATTTGCTATTGCAGCATTTGCGTCAATATCTGCGTTATCTATTTGCCCTGCTGGAAGGTTAGACAGGTCTTCTCTTAAAAGTGTATGTCCAGATTGTGTTGTGCCGTCATGTACAACAAGTGTATCCTTGTTTAAATCAACAGTAACTTCACCCTCGGCTCCAGTAAAGCTACCATGTTGCGAGGTTGTTCCTCGTCTTAGTTTTAATAATTTTGCCATTTATAAAGTTCCGAAATCGAGAGTTAAGTTTGCACCATCTATAGTTCCTGCGGTTACAGTTCCAGTAAAAGATGGATTATTTATAGGTGCTTTTGTAGCTATAGTGTTTGTAGTTGTAGTTGCATAGTTTGCATCATCTCCAAGAGCTGCTGCTAATTCATTTAGCGTGTCTAAAGTTCCGGGAGCTGAATCAACTAGCCCTGCAACTGCTGATCTCACATAAGCAGTTGTAGAAACCTTTGTTGAGTTATCAGATTGAGCTTGTGTTGTTGCAGTTACTCCGTTGGATAAAGTAGTACCAGTAATTCCTAATGCTGATATGTCTTTCCCATCAACTGTTCCAGACACAAGAATGTCTGCATTAATTGTTTGATTACCAGTAAATGTATTTGCACCTAGACCAGCTAAGTTACCAGTAGCTGTAACACCACCTTGCCAAGTTGAACCATTGTATATTCTTAACTCATTAGTTGAATTATTGAAATATAAATCTCCAGCAGAAAGTGCATTACTACCACCATCTGTTGATGGGTTAGACGATGCAATTTGATATAAATCAGCAAAGTTATTTACATCTGATATATTTCCAGCAACAGTATTTATATTTGTTGCGTTAGAAACTGCTGAGTTTATATTTGATGCGTTAGAAACAGCAGCATTTATATTTGTTGCGTTACCAGCTACAGCGTCAATGTTTGTCTTATTTGAGTTAACAGCATTGATGTTTACAGTATTATTCTGAACAGCAGTAATATTAGCTTCGTTATTTTTAACGGCTGTAATGTTTGCGTTATTACCAGCTACAGCAGTTACATCAGATGCAATACCAGCAACCGTCGTTACGTCCGCATTTATTCCAGAAACTGTATTTATATTTGTAGAATTATTTTTAACAGCCGTAATATTTGTCTCGTTACCAGCTACTGCATCAATATTTGTTTTGTTTGAATTGACAGCATTAATATTAGTTTCGTTATTTTTAACAGCATTAATGTTAGTCTCGTTATTCTTGACTGCATTAATGTTTGTTTCGTTAGCAGCTACAGAATTAACATTTGCAATATTAGTTCCAACAGTATTTACATTTGCAATGTTGGTTGCAACTGTGTCTATTTCAGATGTACCTTCGTTTAGGTCATCAGCAACAGTAGTTATTTTTGCAATGTTTGTTGCAGTTGTATTGACGTTGGCAATATCTGCTCCAACTGTATTAATAGAGTTATTACCTGAACCAGTATTGACAGCCTCAGTTATTAAACCTAAATCTTCTAGAAAAGTAACATGACCAGCAACAGTATTAATATTAGTAATAGTTGACTGGTTAGGTGTGATTGGTGAGAAACCGTCTCCTGCGGTTCCGTCATAAACCATCATTACTTGGTTAGCAGAACTATCAAACCATAAATCACCAATAGTTAGTGACGTACCATCAGCTCTTTGTGTAGGAGCTGTAGTTGAGATCTGATATAAGTCAGCAAAGTTCTCAATGTCAGTTAAATTATTACCGCAAGCCACCACCTGAGTGATGTTTGTAGCAACAGTATTAACCTCAGTAGCTTTTGCCTGTAATCTATGGAAAGCATAAGTATGTAATGTACTTGTTGTCTCAAGTATCATTCCAAAGCCTGAAGGTATAACTCCAGTTACTCCTGTAATAGTGACAGTGTTACCAGTTCCTGCACCATTTGCGATGGTGACTGTTCCAGAACTAGGAGTGAGATTTGTTGATACAGCTTTGACAGAAACAACAGTGCCATTACCATTGTTGATATCAGGGTTAGCTGCTGGGAAAGAAGTTTCATTTGCTAAAGGTACGAATCCACCTGTGTCATCAAGTAGATCAATTATTCTTGCGTCAATAGCAGCAGTAGTTGCTACTTTGGCATCTGTACCAGACCATGTATCTCCACTAGCAATAGTTTCTGAAGAATCCTGTCTTAGGAATAAACCTTCAGCTTCTGTTTCTGTGTAGTATCTGTTGTCTAGTTGACCAGCATTTAATTCAGTCTCTGTGTAATATCTGTTGTCTAACTGACCAGCATCTAACTCAGTTTCTGTGTAGTATCTACCATCAACTGCACCTCCAGTTAATTCACTTTCTGTAAAATATAAATTGTTTAACTGACCACCATCTAGCTGACTTTTTGTGTAGTACCTAGGGTCAAGAACACCACCATCGAGTTCTGTTTCTAAATAATATCTATTGTCTAGCTGTCCAGCATCTAGTTCGTTTTCTGTGTAGTATCTATTATCTAATTGACCAGCGTCTAGCTCAGTCTCGGTGTAGTACCTATTATCTAATGTACCTACTTCTATATCTTCTTCTTTAATACTTCTGTTAACTACGTTGTCTCCAGAAACAGTTATATCTGTAGGAAGTGCTCCAGATCCTAACTTAGTCATTGCGATGGAATCGTCAAGAAGTTTAGAACCTTGTATATTTGCACTAGCACTTACATCAGCATCTTTTATAGTGCCATCAACTATGTTATCAGTGTTGACAGTAATGCCTGTTGGTAATGCACCAGTAGCAAGTTTTGAAAGTCCTATAGCTGCACTTGCATTTATATCAGCATTGACAATAGTTCCATCTAATATTTTGGCAGATGTAATTGAATTATCTCTGATGTCAGAACTTTTAATTTTCTGTTGTTGCTCTTGATTAGAATATAAACTTTGATCTAAGTTATTATTTAAATCTCCAGCTCTAATAGACGAACCAGCAGCAAATACTGCCTTACCTGAGTCTACATTTGTACGTCTATAAATATGAATATCATCTGCGGGATTGCCACCACTTGCAGCATTTGGTGCTGTATTAAAAACAACGTTTGTGCCAGAAATGGAGTAGTCGTTGTTAGTACCACTTGTGTTTTCAGTTTTTTCAACTCCATTAACCTCTACAATAAGATCGGAGTTCTGTAATATTGGAAATGTGTAACCGAAAGTGGTAGAACCATTTCCGGTATAAAATTCTTCAGTTGTTGCCATTTGATTTTACAAACGATTTGCTAAGTTTTGAAGTCTACGAATTTCGTCGACATCATTAAGTCGGGTGGCTTCTTTTATTCTTTTATTATAAAATTCTTTCTTTTCAACGTTACTACGATCTGAGATTCGATCTAACGCAAATTCTTGTGCCTCTGATAGTGCTTTACGTAATCGTACCTGTACATCATTAAATAATTTTCTATCTAATACTGCACCAGTTTTAGAAGTTTCTTTATATTGAGCTCTAAAATTTTTACCAGCCGCAGAGTTCATAATTTTTCTAATTTCTTTTTTAAATATTTGATCTTCACCCATTAATCTAGTAACTTCTGATCTTTGTGGTCCACTTAGTTTCACACCATTACCATCAGTTTGTAGTTGTGGTCTACCATCAAACTCTACATCTATAAGAAATTGTTTTTCTGGAGAAATACCATCTCTCACCTTAAATACAGGTGCATAAGCATTCCATGCTCTTGTAAAAAAACTATCTGGTTCTCTAACTTTACCACCATCTACCCAGTCGTATGCAGCAGGAAGGTTTCCTTTTGCACCGGGGTTTCTGTTAGCTACAAGTTGTGTAAATTCGTTTTCTACTTCTTTTATCCCGGGACTCATTAATCTAGATAGTTCATTTCTAAGTCCACTCCCGGGTACGAGTCCGTTACCAAAACTTGCAGCCCAACGAGCTGTTGCACTTGGGTTACCTTGTAGTACGTCGTATAATGGTTCTATACCAGCTAAGAATGTTTTGTTTGTTAGGTTAGCACCTATCACATACATCATCTTCTGCATACCAAGTTCCAAAGATGCAGGATCTAAAGTACCATCAGATCCCGGTACGTCGAAGTTATCCATGATGTCAGCAGTAACTGCAATCCAATCACTAATAGCTCCTAAGCCTTCATAGCTATACCATTTACCATCCCAACCTTTATAACTTCTAGGTTGCCAATTAAGTTGGTTTCTAGTACGTTGTCTAGTTTTATCGTAAATACCATTACCATGTAATCTGTCAGAAGTAAACATTAATGCTGCACCACTTATAGCAAATGCACCAATAGCTTTTCTGCCTTTTAATTCTGCACGTATTGTTTCATATGCCATCTCTAACTTGTCGTCAGCTAAACCAGTAAGACCTCTTTGTTCTAATAATGTTCTAACATTAGTTATTGATTGCTTAGAGAAAGGCTGTGAATAATTGTCCAAACTTTTACTAAATAAACTTAATGGATTATGTGAACCAGTAAATTTAATCATGTTTGTTGCAGTACGCGGAAACATAAAGAAAGGTCTAAGTAATGGAAATGTTCTAATAATAGAGTTAAAACTATCAACAGCAGGACTGTCTAAGTTCATAGCTATTTCTTTAGATGCAAATTCTACACCTTTGTCAGTAATCATTCCATTATCATCAAACATTTCTTTGTATAGTTTCTTATTTAATCTTTCTATACCTTTAGCTGATAACTTTTTCCTACCAGTTCTTTTTATAAGATCGTCATATACTTTACCCCTTGTCTCTATAGAACCGATAAATGCTCTAGTAAATCCGTCAAATGCTGTCATAGAGTTAGCACTAAAACGTAACCATGGATGGTTAGCTAGATCATTCATAGATTCTATTCTATCAACAATACCTGAAGGACCAAAGTTACCTGACTTTTCTTGTGCTTCTGCAAATGCTCTAAGAGCTTGTATTTCACCTTCATTTTTAATAGCAATATCTTCTCTCATTACATAACCTACAGAATTAGGATCTGTCCATGCTTTACGAAACACAAGTCTCATGTGGTCCATAGATTTTTGCATGGTATCACCTATACCGCCAAAGTACATATAACTAGCTCTTCTTAATACATCCATATCTCCACTAATTAACGCACCACCCATTGTAGCAACAGGTCTTTCTATCATTAAAGCTAAGTTAGACGCAGCAGCTTTTAGTGGTGTACCAATAGCTGAAAGAGTAGAATTGTAAATACTACCCCACACACCTTGCATAAATGCTGATTCATATTCTGGCTTTCCATCAAAAAACATTTTTGATACTATGCCAGTTTTATTTTTAAAATATGTATTTAATTCAGATATATTATTTACTTTACCGTCAGTAAACTCATAAGCTAACATTAATGGTTTTAACATTTCTGGTCGCTCAGCATTTATTGCACGTATAGTATCAATAGTATCAGCAGATTCTTTTGTTATATTTTTTAAATTAGTTAATGTTTCTTCAGTATTTTCTTTGATGTAAGACATAGCATTTTCCATAACCTTTTTCTTACCACCATGATTTGAGAAATCCATCTTTTTCATGCGGTTCCAAAGGTTAACCATATTAAGTGCCCTACCTCTTGCGTAAGATGTTTGACCTTTAATATTCATTAAATATTGTAAACGATCTAAAACTTGTTCTTGTGCTTGTTGTACAGCAGCAGTGCCATTCATTAGTCTAGCACCTTCTGCCATATCTTTTACTTGGTCAGCCATAGACTTACCCACATAAGCTTGAGCACGAGCTAGGTCCATATTCATGTAGTCGTCAAAGTATTTTTTAATAGCATTGAATACACCAACATAACCTTCAGAGTTTAAAACTCTAGTTCCTGTATCTATATCTACACCAGAAAAATTATCTATAACACGTTTCATTTCATCGACATCTAAATCATATAAAGATGCTGCTAGGTCTTCACCATTTTTAACAACTTCTTTATGTGTAATTTTTTTACCACTAGGTGATTGCCAATCTATATCTAATTTTAAATCTTTAGATAACTCTTTCATAGTTCCTAATCCAGCATCATCTAGATTAAGACCATCTTTTAATGCAGAATCAGAAAATATACTACCTACACTACCATGTACACTATCAATGTTGTTGTTAATACGTACAACGTCAACTGATGCAGATACTATACCTCCGGGATCTGTTGTTCTAAATCCTGTTTCGTAATCATCATAGATATCATGTACACCTTTTAGCGGTTGATCTAAGTCAATATTTCCTGCTTCATCTGTAGCTACTCTTATATTACGTTTACCTATATCATTAAATTCTTTAACACGTTTAGCATTGTTAACAGTGATTTCTTCGTTTGCATCACCACTAGCATACTTCCAAGTTTTTTTTACAAACTCTTTTGCTTTTTCGTTCTTTGGCAACCATTTAGTTGCATCATCTACACCTTTCATAGCTCTAGCTATTTTAGTAGCTCCTAAGAAAAAATCACCAAAGAAACTAAGACCTATGCCCTCGTTTCTATTCTTCATTCTTTTAGTATCAGGACTATCAGTGTCGAGTGTTGCTATGTCGTCAGGAATCCAACCGTATGTCTGTGGAAACATCTTTTTTAACGCACCAGTAGCGTTATCTTCAAATTCATTAAACTCTACAACTTGGTCTACTACTGCACCAGCAGCAGCGTCAATACCAGCACTACCAAACCACTTCATAAGTCGTTTGTCACCTAGTGCCCATTTAACTTTTGCATGAGCACTTGCTCCTCCTCTTTTTAAAAGTCCAGAGATACTTAGTGAAGGTATAATAATAGAAGCCATTTGTCTTACACCTTGTAAACTAGCACTTTCATACTTAGGTAACTTAGGTAAGTTTACCCCGGGTACAAGGTTTACAGTGTCTGTTAAAAAATCAATGTATCCAGCTCCAGCAGCAGCAGGGTAGTTACCCCAATTTCGTGGGTCTAAGACATTACCTGATTGACTACTAAAACTCTTACCAAAATTTTTCTTAACTTGTTCCCTATAATCTTCGACTTTAGCGTCTAATTCTGACTTAGGTTCTTTTTTTGGTTTTGGCTCTGGTTCAGGTGTAGATTGTTGTTGTGTTGTTTCCGTAGAAACCTGTTGAGATTGATCGGTAGTAGCTTGTTGTACCTGACCTTGGTCTACAGGTGTTTGTTGATTTATACCTAATTCGGCATCTTGTTCAGCAAACAGCTTTTTAGCTTCGTCTGTAATAATAGGTGCTACTTTTTCTATCTCATTTAATACTTCGTCGTTCATTTTAATTAAAGTCTTTTCTTATTGTGTTAGCTAGTGCTTCTTTGTTAAGTCCACCACTATATTTATATAGAGCTTTGTTGTACTCAAGAAACTCATAGTCATCTAACTGAGCAAAAGGATCTCCTCCAAAGTTTAAATCTATATCTAATTTAGGTAATATTTCCATTGCCGCAGCAAATTCAGGAAATGTAGTTCCATTATTTTCTGCAAATAATTTAAAGTTTTCGCCTTGTTCAAATGGTACAAGATTTATATTTTCTTTACCAGAAGTTGCGTTAACACGCACGTTGGTATTAGGTGTTTTATATTTTTCGTATTTCTTTATTTCAGCAGGATCTAAGTCTCTGTAGTCTTTTAAGAATGCTGGCTCTGTTAATCGTTCTAACCCTACAAGTTCACGCTGTCTTTGCATAACTTCAAAAGCATCTACTTGATCATCAGGATACATAGCATTATGCATTTCAGCAATCGTATGAGCTTTTGCTGGAATTGTACCAGCAGAACTACCAAACGTTTCATTAAAACTTTCTAAATATGTAGGTTTAAACATTGGTGTTGTATTTAAAGCATTAGGTACGGTTCTAATTTGCTCTCTAACATCTTCAAAATCTACTAAACTATTTGATTTTACTTTTTCAAAATCTTCACCAAAATTTGTTTCTATTCTCCATTTTCCGGGAGCTTCTTTTAGAAAGTGGTCTTTACCATTATTATTATCTTCTGTGGCTTGGTTTAATGTATTCAAAACATCTTGATAAGCTAAAGCATGTGGGTCATCTACTTTACCAGTATATGCTTCTACTTTCTTTGCATATTCTGCTTTTGCCCATCTAGCTACTTGTGTTTGACCAAACGTACCTTTACCAATACTTATTTCTGCACTAATAAATTTTTCTAATAAAGCTACATTATCTTTAGCTTGACCATTACCAGTATCTGTTTGTTTAGCAATGTTTTGCAAGTTACCATCAGAAGCAACAAGAATACCCATGCTGTTTAGTTTAGATGTGGTTAACAAACCTTTTTCAGCTAAATCCATTGCTTCTTGTTTTTGTGCTCGTAGTGCATTTTTATCTTGACTCATTTCAGAAATAACAGTGTCAAGTCTACGATCATAGTTACCACTAGATAATTGGTTAGCTCTAAGATTTTTAAATTTCTTTATATCAGCATCACTAAAACCTTCTTCATAAGTAAAACCACCTTCAGGTGTTAGATCTGCTAGTAGTTCGTCTGTCTGGTTTCTATGTCCTATTTCTAGTCCTGTCTTTTCACGTCTGTAACTTTCGTTTTCAAAGTCAGCTTTTTTCTGTTCTATTTCAGCAATGTCTGCTGCAAAATAATCACCGTAATAATACTCTTTACCATCAGCAAAGCTAGTAAATTTATTGTTATCATTTTTAGCTTTCATCTCCTTAATCATGTTGTCTGTAATAAGACCTTGGTCAGCTAAGTTTTTAGATATCTCTATAGCTTCTCTTCTAGCTGGACCATTCTGTACGAAAGGACCACGTTCATTAACATATGATATAAAACAACCACCACCACCTTTTGAATTAACACATTTGACAAAGTTAGATTGAGCAATTTGTTTACGTTGTGTATCAATCTCTTCTTCTCTACCTGTTGTCCAAGAGTTGTATGCGGCTTGTTGGGTGTCGCGTTGCTTTTCGTATATACCCTCTTCTTGTAATAATATAGGGTTTATACCTTTAAACTTTCTAAAAAACTCTCTATTATATACAGCTTCAGCAGCTTTATATTCTTCGTAGGTTGTAGCACCTTTTAGTTTTGGATCACCTTTTGGATTATATTCAGCAAGTCTTGATCTAGCATAAGCTGTTACAGCTCCTTGCTTCATAGCTGGACTCATTTTTCTAAACTCTTCTCCAGTCCAGATGTCCCCACCATTAGCTCTCCATTTAGCAGCAGCTTCGTCTATAGCTACTCCATCTTCTACAATACCGGCTTTAGCTTCTCTATAAGCACTAACTTCTTCGTCGCTAAAACCATTTTCATAATACCACTCATAACCTTTGGCAATGTCCTCCTCTCGCTTTTCATCTTCGCGTTGTTTGAAGAAGTCCCCGAGGGTTCCGGACATATTGGCTAGTAGTTTCATATCTTGACCAGCATCTTGTGCTGCGTATTTATAATTACTTAGTTCTTGTGACCAGTAATTATTCATGCCCTCGTTGATTTCTTTGTAGCTGTCAATTAAAGGAGCTACATAATCCTCGGACCTTTCGGCTTCAAAAGAACCGCCTTGAAATGAGTCTGTCATAATTTAATAAAATGCTGAATAGTTCATACCACCGGAATTAAAATCAGGTAATGAGTTGACAGGCATATCAAAGTTGGTAAATGAACCAACTCCACCAAAATCTGATGTAAATGTGCTAGAAAGATCCATGCCACCGGATGGAAAATCAAACATACCATCTTGAATACCAAGGTCTCCACCAATTCCACTATAATCACCCATCAGCCCACCTGTAGGTGCTCCTACATCTTTACTCATACCACCAGCAAGAGAACTGGCTGCGCCTAACATAGCGTTCATCATAACCATACCTGTGCCTCTCATTTCTGGAGGGTTAGGTGCCATAGAAGGTACTGGGTTAAATGCTACCTGAGAGAATAAACCTCTACGAGCACTAACCTGTCTTCTTCTAATGTTTTCTACATTTTCTTTAAAACCTGTTTCTCTAGCCATAGCAAGACCATAAGCTCGTCTACCTGTGCCTTGTAAATATTCAGCAGTATCTAAACGTTCACCTCTCGCTACGCCTCTACCAGTTTGACCACTGGCTCTACGTTTACCTAATTTTGTTCGCACAAGTTTTTTAAACGCTGCTTCATTTTGTGCTGTTACTCTACCACCTAAAGCACGTAAATTAGATTGTGCTTTAGCATAACCACGTTGTGCAGCTAGATCATTTTCATTTAGATCTATATTGTATTTGTTGACTTTAGCGCCATAAACAGAGAGTTGTTGAAACCAGTTACGCTTACGCATTTCTAGTTGACGTTCATACTCTCTTTTTCTTCTTCGATTCTCGGCTTTGATCTGTTGGGCTTGACCTATGCCACCGAGAATAGCCTTACCCGCTCCGAATATAGCTGATATTGCCACGGCAAAACTCCATAAATGATAATTGATTAGGTCCGTGTTTTACTTCCCTTAGAAATTTGAACCCTAGGAATCTCAGTAGTTTAATATGTACTTTATTGCGTTTGTCCACAATGTTCCATAATAACTTTTCTTCTCTACCCTCTACATATCTTTTTGCTTCTTTAGCAAATGTAACTGGGTAGTCTTCTATCGCAGGCGTGCATACCATCCAAATCTTTCCATCTGGAGATACTCCTGCCATGCCTGCTATTTGACCATCAGGTACCTTAAAGTACACTGAGTCGCAGTTATTCATTCCTACAACTAATGCATTTTCAGGATCATGTCCATGACCTTCGGTAATTTCTCTGTAGTCATCTGGTCGTAAATTGGAAGCTACTGCAATAGCAGCCTCCAATGTTGCTGGGTGGATGTATTTAGACACGTGTGTAATTTCTATTGGTGTATTTACCTTCCCATTGATACGAAACTATCGTAGCAGGTGAAGGGTGTTTAGATTTTACAGTAATTATTAAATTCTTATTTCTTTCATAACAAGGTATTGTGCCGGTTATATCTGGTACAAACCCTATGTTATTTGCATCATAAGCGTCGGCTATAGTTGATTCTACTAAGTGTGTAAATAAAGGTTTACCTTTTCTATTTACTTCCATAGAATATAAACCAACTTTTCCAAAATTAAATTTAACTCTGTGTATTACCAAATCAGATCTTGTATCTCTTCTTGTAGCATTACCTGATCTGTAAGTAAAGAAAATTTTAGGTAACTGTACTTGCATTTCAAATTGGTATCCAATAAGGAATGTCTCACCAGACCAGTTTCCTACTATTTCTAAATTAGAACCATTAATAGTTACGTCTGCAAATCTACCTAAGTTTGTAAAGTTTCCAGATCCTGAACTATCAGTATCATAAGCTGCTATAGCATTAGTACTTTCAAATCCTGTAGGTTTTGCAAAGGTAGTTTTATTAGTTGCACTATTATAAGTACCACCACCTGTAGTAACACTTGTACAATGATCTAAGTGTACAGGGTAGTCTTCTCCGGCAGTTACAAAATGACCATTGTCATCTAACTTAACAGAGTATTTTAATAATTGATCTTTATTGTTATTTCTTACTACAACATATAAAGAATCATCTATCATGCAGTGATAACGGATAGTACCTGTTAAAGTCCATTGAAACCATGCTTGTAATATTCTTTCATTACCAGAAGTAAAATATCTATAGCCATACAAAGTTGATGTATCTTCTTCACTAAATAATATCAATCCATTTTCTCTAGAATTAGATATAATTTTTAAATCTTTTTCAAATAATTGAGATACTACTTTACTTTGTTCTACAACTTCTGGTTCACCTTCTCGTCTAATCTGTGACATCTCAAAGAATCTACTATATTTATTAGCATTATCTAAGAATCCTATAGTAGTTCCTAAGTTAACTGGATTAGTTTTATGATTAAAGTTGTAAGAAGAAAGTCTATTTATTTTAGCTGTATTGGGATTAAGTATATCACTATCTGTAGTCAACATAAATTGTTGATTTTTTGTAAATATAACTAAACCTGTGTTGACTTGTATTGCATCAAACACAATAGCTGGGTATGTAGAACTACATGATATGTCAATAGGATCTATGTTAGAAAATGTCTGTGCAGTCTTAGCCCAGAAATTAAAGAAGTTTCCGGGACGAGACATGATAACATTCTCATCACTAAGCATTACTAATCTATTCCTAAAGAATACCATTTTATTAATAGTCTTTCCTACAAATGAAGACTGTGGATTACTACCATCAGGCTCAGTATCACCTACTTGTGCACCTTCCCATGCTACTTGAGATAATGTAAATGTCGTAGAGTTAGTTCTAACTAATTGTAATGGCATAGTAGCAGCATCAAAATTAGTTTTATCTCCCGGTCTTACACATTCTTCCCATACACCTTCACCATCTAAACCATTGTTAGCAAAGAATTTTAAATAATAATCATCTTCTTCATTTGCACTGTTAGCTACCTTTACGACAAATCCATGTTTCGATTGACGTGGTAAGTCATCTACAGTAAGAACCTCACCAGCTACTACATTTATCAAATCACTAACTGGTGTAGAAGCGTTAAATATATTTTGTTCAACACCATTTACTACATTAGAAGTTCGACTAAGATAAAGTCCATTACCTATTTGTTCTACAGCATTAAAATTTCCTGTAGCTAGTATGTCTGTTCTAAGACTACCAAGTATAGATTCTGCTGTTACTGTTGTTTTAGTGTCAAAAGCAGTAGGGTTAGGTCTAATTAATCCAAGGTTAGCTTGTACATTTGATGTACTTATTTCATCAACAGTTACTTTATAATAACCATCTTTCATGTACACATAGAAATAATCACCCTGTTGCCATCCCTCGCCCCCGTAAAGGAGGTCGTTTGTTGTGTTGTACCTTGTCCTATACTCTACGTTTGAACCAGCTCCTACAGGCGTAGACTGCCCTGTGGTGGTAATTCTAAAATATAGATTAGATCTACCTGTTTGTCCTGAAGCGTTAGATGAGTTATATATGTTTACTTGATAACTAAAATTCTGGTCAGTTAAAGGGTCTCCACTAGCATCTCTAGTACCTCCTACAGCATCATTATCAACTAAAGTACCACCACTTGTTATTTCAAATATTCTAGTCCCTACATTAGGACCTAAATCATCTGACCCGGGTCCTGCATCTTCATCACATCTAGTAGTATTATTTACTCTATTTACATGGGTATCCATATGACCATTACTGGTACAGTAGTTATTACTAGATCTTACCATGTCTACACTAATTCTAGTTGCTGTAGAAACTGTTTGAGTAGCTGTAGAATCAAATAAATTCAGTGAATACTGAGCTGCATACTTTACTGTTTTTAGTTCTAGAAATACTTCTGGAGGTCTTAATGGTTCTATAGTAGTAGCCATTGCAACAGTTTTAGTTCTGTTAGTTAAGAACGTAAAATCGTTGATAGTTAGTGTCTGTATGTCTTCATCATTACTATGTGTTAAATAATTAGCCATAGCTGTTGTAGAACCTGTAACAGTCATTTCTGAACCATCACTACACTTCCACATATTTATGTCTCCAGTTCTACTAACCTGACCTATATACTGTTCATCTTCATCTCTATAATAATGGAACCACCTACCATTAGTAGTTGAGTTATTAGTTCCATCACTAAGAGACGCTATAAATTTTCCACCGGGACGTTTAAGTAAACCATGTGTTACATCAGGTAAAACATTGTTTGCAACATTAACCTGTCCCGGAACTTTTAGTTCATCTGGCTGTTGAGAAACGCCACCGGTTAATGTAGGTACTAATTGTGTAACACTTGCCATTATCTAATTAATGCTTTGTAAGGTTTATAGGCGTCATATCCTTGATTCTCTTGGAATCCAAAGAAACTAGGATCTCCTTGCTGAGTCTCATATTCCATGACGTTTGCTCTATTTTGAGCTTCTTGACTTTGTAATAATTTAGCAAGGTTGGCATCTCCAACTAATTGTGTAGCTGCTCTAGTGGATGCTTTAGCTATGATATATCTTTGGAATACAGAAGGTATATCTTCAAAATCATATAAGTATGTAGCGTCTATATCTACATCGCTTGTAAACTCAAATGTATGGTTTACTTTATCATATAATTTTCCTTCTCTTTTTACAACATCAAAATTTCTAGTTGACTGTCCATCGTGTATGTCGTAACGTAACATGTTGGTAGGAATACTAATATGTTTATTTACATCAGGACTAATTTTAATATGTTCTTCTGAATTAAAATGCCATCCTTCATTCAATACATCTTTAGTAACTTCTACTAATAAATTAAATATATATGATATTTCTGGGTTTGTACTTATTAACACACCTGTCGTTGTATCTTTTAATTGTGTAATAGGTGACTGTCCTATGCTACCCAAGATAGAGTTAACTGCGGATAGTTCGGTATCGGTTGCTATTGGAGTAGTCATAAAAAAAAAGGGAGCCGAAGCTCCCGTATAAAGAATAAATTAACCGTTCGCTGGGTATGTTGTACCGAACGCTGTTGGTGCAGATGCTCCAACGTATAGTTCAACGGCTGCTGCTGGGTTGAGGAAATCTGCTCCCATAGCTAGTCTTCCAAGGATTACGTCACCTTGGTAAACCACGCTAACGTCGCCTGAAGTTACCTGAACCTGTGGTCCAATAGCTTCTACAACTGCTGCTGCTTCTTTCTGGAAAATTAATCCAGCAGATTTAGCAAAGTCTGTGCTGTTACCGTAGTTGTTGTTTAGTCCTGTAACTGAAGCTCTGCCGTCAGCTAGTGCTGTACCGACATGATCGCCTAAGTTTCCGGGAGCTGTCTTACCTGTAGTTCCGCCATAAGCTACACCATGTTTAGCCAAGAAAGGTATATTCATTGATTTGAAGATCTTAATGCCTGCAATTTCAATTACTCCGTTACCTGACTGAAGTGCTGTACCTTGTACGTCTCTGTTGATAAGTCCGTTGTTACCAGCTTCTTGGATGAGGGCATAATATTGCCTTGGGTTTAACACCCCGCATCTTCCAGAGGAGCTGACTCCTTTTTCGTCCATAGCTGCTGCTGCATCATAGAATGCGTTCACAAGAGCAGTAGAAGAATAAGCGTCAGAATCGTTTGTTGTTGTTCCAACTCTTACTTGTGTTCCACCGGGCTCCTTGAAGTTAGTCTTTGCTACTGGAGAAGCTTGTCTTGCACCTTTAGTAATTGCTCTGAAGATGAGTCTGTCATACTTCTCTGCAAGTGCGTAGCCGATCTTCTTAGAGATCTCACCACGTAATTCGTAATGTGCAAGTGTTTCATCTAGCTCATACACGAATGCTGAACTGATTAATAGGTCGTCGCAAGTTACTGTTTTTTCTGCGACTGGAGGTGCGCCATCACTGTTTCCTAAAATTGAATTTCCTGGAGTATGGAATTCCGCAGTTGTTCTACCTGTGTAGATGAACTGAAGACTCTTTCCGTTTTTCAATGTTCTCTTCATTACCATGTCACGAGCAATAGACTCATGCTGGAATCCTTTAAACATTTCTCCACTGAACAATTTAAGGTATAGTGCTCTGGCGTCACCTGCTGAATTAAGCTGACCCTGACGTGTTAGTGAGGTAGGGTTAGCAGATGACTGTTGTGCCATTTTTTTTTCTTAAAATGTAAGGGTATATATTGTCGTTCCTAGATCTAGAATGTTGTCAGTCTTAATTGGTCTTACGTGAGACTGTCACGTTTGTGGTCTATCCCACCGTATATACGGCTGATGGTATCCTCCTTGGAGGGCAAAAGCCAAATTGAGTAGGGAGGAATTGCACCTCCCACTTCGCTTAACCGATTACTCTAGTGTAAGCAACGCCACGATATACAAAAGTAACTTTCATGGTTTTCTCCTATATACCCAAGCCCCGTTCCATGCTTGAGTCGTCATGCGTCCCATGCGGGATGAACGGACGTGGCTGCCAGTGTCGGGTAACACCGGAGATGATAAAGATATTAGTTATCAGTGTTATCAGAGTTAGAAGATTCTTTATCAGTTTTCTTCTTTTTCTCTTCTTCATAAAAACCATAGCCGGTGATGCTTGCTTTCATTTTATCTGATTGATGAGTCATGTTTATTTAAAATGAACATTAAATGTATAAGTTATTCTTTTATCTGAACCTACTTTAGAGCAGGGTACAAAATGTGTTAGGTAAGGAGGGAATAAAATAACATCTCCCTCTGCAATATTCATATAGTTAGGGAAAGTATTTTCTAGCATTGAGTCATTTTTAGATTCAAAACCATTTCTTGCTCTTATCCCCCACCCTTCAATATCATTATTAGATGGGTTTACAAATGTTGCTGGATAATCTAATTGATTATCAAACACCATGTAATATATACCAGAAAAATATGCACCGAAATGTGCATGTGATGCTTGATGCATTTCCTGTGTGTGTACATTAAACCAAGATCTTAAATAAGTATCTTTAATTGAATCACCAGATAAATAGTTAGCATATTGTTGGCACATATCATTTATCTGTTCATCTTCTATATTCTTCCAATCAAATAACTGATAAGAGTTTTCGTGTTCATGGAAATGAAGGGAAGGATTTTCCTTCCTTTCATTAAATAATTTTAACAATTTATCTTTATATGTTTCCTTATGTTCTTTGTGTTTATTAAGTCTGAACTTAACTAAAGGGGTGGGAAACAATAAGAACAATTCTGGATTCATATTATCCTATAGCTGGTGCTGTAAGTGCAACTTGAGTAGACTCAGTTGAAGCTAAGTCTAATGGGAAGTTGTGTGCATTTCTTTCGTGCATTACTTCCATACCTAAAGACTGTCTGTTTAGAACATCAGCCCATGTAGGAATTACATTTCCACTAGCATCAACGACTGACTGGTTAAAGTTAAAACCATTCAAGTTAAATGCCATAGTGCATATACCCATAGATGTTAGCCATATGCCAATAACCGGGAAAGCACCAAGAAAGAAATGTAAAGAGCGAGAATTATTGAAAGACGCATATTGAAATATTAGTCTACCGAAGTAGCCATGAGCTGCAACGATGTTATATGTCTCCTCGTCTTGACCAAATTTATAGCCATAGTTCTGTGATACCTCGTCTGTTGTTTCCTTAATAATTGAGGAAGTAACAAGAGATCCGTGCATAGCAGCGAAAAGAGATCCACCGAATACCCCAGCAACACCGAGCATGTGGAACGGATGCATAAGGATATTGTGTTCTGCTTGGAATACGAACATGAAGTTAAAAGTACCAGAAATACCAAGAGGCATACCAT